AACGTCTTCCCATTCTGAATTCTTGTGCTCACAGAATAAATCTGTATCCACAACGGTTAGATAGTTCTTACGTGCCGTGTCTAAAAAAAAGAACACATCACTGTGAGCATTATGTCCGGGTATGTATGTGAATGCAACCTTTTCAATTACATCTCTGTACATCATACAGCAACCCATTCCACCAGCAGCAACCAACTTTGGTCCTTGATTTATATATTCTATAAACTCTTCTGGTTTTAGTAATCTTGTACCCCATGTACCTTTCTCCTTTATATAATGAGGGATTGTTATACAGGGTGTCCTAGTATCTTTTTCTTCAGACCCTATCATATAAAGTCCAGTAACGATGTCTAGGTTGTGTGATATAAGTGCGTCAATAATATTCATCTTTGGAAATATATCACTTTCCAATGAGAACAAATAATCGTAATCTCCTTCAAGGAATATCTTCCTTGCTAAGTTTTGTGACCGAGCCAATGCTTCACGTGAGCTATTACCTCTTTCAACATGGTATACCTTAAATCCCATAGGTTCAAAGCGAGTCTTAAGAGCCTCAAAGTATTCTCCATTATCATTAGTATTGTCGATGATAATCTTATCAAAGTGTTTGTATGTGAACGTCAAAACGTTCTCTGCCCACTCGTCCAAACAGTAATCCTTCTTATCGTAGGTTGCTGTGAACATTAATACTCTTGGTAGTCTCATGCTATCGCCGCCCTAGGATTCATAGGGGGCGTACTAACAGCGAATGTAAAGCCAGCAAGAGTTCCATCTACTACTTCTTGAGTATCATTATCATAAGTTAATAATGCTTCAAGTGAAACTCCTTTTGCGTTGTCTCTAATTCTTTTTGAATATCGCTTATCAATCAGTGCTCTAACCCAGAGCTTCCCATTCTCGTAAATAGCTTTTATTCCTTTAGCTATTCCCCTTTCTTGTCCTAGTAATTCTAAAATTTCATCTCGTGTATAAGCACCTTTCATGATGTTATCATATACTTGATGGTCAATATCTCCTACCAAAGATTTACCGGAGTTGATTTCATCAGCCCATTTCTTTAATAGATAAGTAGGATACTTAATACCTTCATTGTCTGGAAGGTTATCTGCTAACATGAAGTCAATATACTCTTCACCAGATTCTGTTCTTTTAATAAACCCTTTCTCAGAGTCTACTTTAAATGATACAGACTTAACAGAAGTATTTGGTTTTAAGACTACTTGGTTCTTTAGCCAAGTATTTGCAATAGCACTACCTTTAACTTCTCCATATACTTCGGAAGCTGCTTGATAGTTTGCTATCCAACCCTTCTTAATTTCTGGGCTTCTATTTTTTACATAAATTGGTAGTTCCATTTTTTATTCTCTCCTAAATAATTTAACTGCTTTGTCTTCTCTGATTGGTGACAAAACTGGGATTGTTTGACCGGACATTGGTTCATAAAAGTAAAGTCTGTAATAAGGTTCTCCATCAATTACTATTCGTTCCTTTTCAATAAGAACATAGTTAACTGGATTGAATACCATCTATTCCACCTTTGCTTTTAATTGGTCTGGTCTTGTTGTTGGTGCTTCAGCTGGTTTGTTTCCTTCGCCTGCTCCTTTACCTAATCTACTTGGTGCCATATCCTTTCCACGAGGGTTTCCAGCAGCCATAGCTAATGGGTCTACTTCTGGTTCTTTGAAATATTTCTTTTCACCAAAATAGAGTCCCCTATCCTTGATATATTCCTGCATTAATTCGTCACTTAGGTTAAGGGACTGCATAATTTGGACTACCTCGAAAACTTGTTTTTCTTCGTATCTATCGATGGGTCCATATCTTATTAAGTATGTTCCCATATTTATCTTATTAAATAAGTCGAAGTTTAAGTAGTCTTCAATAGTCTTTTTGAATGATATAATAGTTGTTGATAAGTTGTTCGCTTGTGCATCTGCATTACTTCTACCAGAAGCATCAGGAATACCAGCATCATTTGGTGGGATTCTCATTAAGATAAGAGTTTGGTTATCCAGATATTTAAGATATCCAATAAGACTATCAGTCTCCTTCATATCTCTAAGAATCTTAGTCTCCATCTCACCTTTAGCAATAGCTGGAACATCAAAGTTCTCTGCGTATCGTCTATTGAATGCCATGAAGTCATCAATGTCTGCTTTAGATGCATTTTTGAAATTATACATTAACCTATACTGACCTGTCTTCCATAGCCAAGCTGAATAGTTTCTAATGTATTGTTTAAGTAATAAATTTTCCCAAAGAGCTTTCATATCTACTGGAGCCCAACCTACTGTTCGGTCGCCTAACTTAATCCATGTAATATCATCTTTACTCCAAGTTACTTCTTCTCCTGTTACAGGGTTTCTTGTTTTACTTACTAATTTAACTAAATCACCGTTTGGTGCTGTTTGGGCATCTACGGACATAGTGTCCAGAACGTTTAGTGCCTTTGTAGAACCGTCTCCAGCTCTAACAACTTCAATGAATACGTTATTGAATAACTTACCCATTAAGTAGATTTTTCTTAGAATCTCTGTTCGGAACTTGTATTTTTCATCAAGCGTTAGTTCCTTCGCTTTATCATATGACAAATTATCTCTTTTAATAATCGCATAATCTCCTTCAACACATTTGTCCACAAAGTGGTTTAACGCTCCTCTTGCCACAGGGTCCTTTTCTAGTAGGTCAATAACCAACTTGAATGAAAAGTTTGGAAAGACTGTGCCTCCCACCTTTCCCCATGTAAAATTTGTGAGCGCAGCTTTGCTGTGAGCTCTCTTTATGTATTTTTTAGACTTTGTCATTTTTAGTATAATTTCGTGCCTTAAGGGGCATATTTATAAATTAGATACACCTACTTATTAGGTTGTCAATTCCTTTATAAAGCTTTTGGTTTTACTAGCTTATATGGGACAGTTCCCTTATATCTGTAGTTTTGCCACCTAACTCTGAACTCTGGTATGTACTGTAAGTTGTCTAAGTACCATCGTGAGTTTAGATAGATATCCTCCAAAACAGCATCGAATATTTCTCCCTCCTGTATTATTGTGTATCCTGCAGACTTCAAATAGTTTGTGTCGTTTGCAAGTTTAATATTAACCCCAACCACCGTTTTCCTCTAATCGCTCTTTTTCAGCTTCTTCGTAGTCACACCTAAAAAGGCGTCTCGTAGGGTTGGGTACTTTCTCGTCTCGATAATCTCGAACGACCTCCGATTGTTTTATCCACTTCTTGCGGTATCCAGTCATAAAATTCTACACCTCCTTCTTCTTGAACATAAAAGTAAGTGCTCATCAAGAAGCTATCAATCAAGTCGTCGGTATAACCCGGTGCATGTTGTATGATAGAGTTCCTGGAACCTTGCCCAAACTCTAATGCCAGCATTTCTGTTTTTAACTCATCGTCATTATAACTCTGTATCTTACCTCGGTTAAGCGTCGCTCTAAAAGCACCATACTTCTTAACCTTATCTTGACGAAAGTTCATAAGAGTTAAGTTCCAACCCTTCTCAATCATCTGTCTAGTTAGATAATCCCCTTGGGGACAATCATCAACAATTATTCTTTGAATATTAAAATCTTTTTGTAGGTTAGCAATATCCTCAATTAAGGTGTTATCCTTACCTACTGCATATGTACGATGGTATAATCTTCTAACCATACCTTCTTCATCACATTCTGTTATAGTTATAACGGAACGTGAGATTGTTTGACCACCAAAGTCTACACCCATATCACAAGGTCCTCTATAGGACTCTGTTGGTTGGTATTCATTAGTGAATGCATTTACTACTTTCTCTGGATTAAAATAGGATGTTTCTCCTTTTACAAATCTACAGTAGTATGCTCGTTGTACTTCGTCAGTCTTACCATCTTTATTAAGCTGGTCTACTGTTTTCATTACAGTTTGGTAATATTTAGGATTCTCTATTTTGATAGCACCAACAGTGAAAAGAACAACAGCAGCAGGGCTGTTACCGTAGTTACCATCAGGGTCGACCATTCTGTAAAAGAAGCCGGACGAAACCCAAGGAGTAGAAGTGTAAATACGCACAGCGTCAGTGCTATTCCCGGTGGGGGATAAATAGTCATAAAAGAACTGGTCAGAGATTTTCTCACTCTTGCCGGCTTCATCTATAATAACCACACTAGCTGTTTCCCCAAGTACAGAGGACGTTGGGGGATAAGATTTAATTGTGCTTCCAGACTTCGAGCCTGCAAGTAGCAACGGTCCGTGCAATTCTGGGTCATGCGGTCGGAATGTGATTGTTGTTGTGTTGTTTGGTTCATTGTCATCTAATAGGGCTGAAAAGAACTCCTTCCCAAATAACCCTTCTCCGTTCTCATCTTTATAAGTATCAGTCATATACCTATCACCCATCTTCAATAGTTTCTTCATTTCATACAATAACTTCTTTGCTTGTACATCTGAAGCGGATGATATAAGAACACTAGTGTTATTACTAAGTGTTCCTGGGTATTTGTTGAATATTGAGGACCAGATGGATAAGATTGCTATTGCTGTTGATTTTCCAATCTGTCTGCTTGTTATAGCGCAGAACTCCTTTTGTAAATCAATCTTACCCAAGGGGTCTTTAATCATTGCTTTTTGGATTTCATTAAGGAAATACACTTGCCAGGAGTATAATTTAAATCCTAGCATCTTATCGGCAAATACAACCACATTCTTTGAACATGCTTCTATTAAGCCTCCAGTCTTGTCTGGTTCCCTAAACTTATCCATTTGTTTGATAAATTCTTCTGTAATCTCTATTTCTTGTGTCATGCGTTAAATATGATTAATATACTCTGGGTAAAAAGTTGTTGTCTCTGTAAAAGAGCCATCTTCATTTATTCTTAATACGTTTCTTAATAGTTTTCTTTTCATCTTCTTCCTCTGCTTTGTTCTCTTCGTTCACTGGTTCACACATAAGCATAAACACATTACCACTGTCATACCAATGCTGTAGTATAACCCACTCTGTTTCATCAAATTCTAAACTATGGCCTACAGCAATAGATAATAACGTTACTTTTGCCAACTGAACTCC